ATATTATATAACATAATATAACATAACCTATGTTATATTATATAATATAATATAACTTAGTTTCTAATAGAAACAATGTTATATTATACTTTACCCTGATGCTTGTTGCATCAGAGGTAAACCTAGACTATACTGAGGATAGTGGGTGGGCTTTCTCTCACCTTTCACCCTACCCACTATCGAACCCTAACGGTAATTAGAGGAGGATAAAGTGTTAAAGATAAACGGATACGATGTACCTGAACACGTTTCCTATTCAAGTATTACCACTTGGTTGTCCTGTGGTTATCGCTATTACTTAACTCGTATTCAACAAGTTGAGGAACAGCCTGCTGCTTGGACACTTGGTGGTTCTGCTGTGCATAGAGCAACGGAAACTTATGACCGTCAACTTTGGGATGAAATAAATGTCTGAAGAAGAATTGTTTGACCAACTATCAGAGTTGATACCTGACTTGAAAAAAGCAGAGAACGAGTATTCAACTTTTGATTGCACTTCAGAGGTACTTAATGCTTACATTGAATTAAAATGTAGGCACACCCATTACAGTACGTTGCTCATTGAGAAGTCTAAGTATGATAGACTTGTTGATGAGGCAAGAAGTAAGTTGATGGCACCGTTGTACATTAACTCAACACCTGAAGGTGTGTGGGTTTTTAACTTGGATAAGTTTGATGATTTAGTTTGGACTGACCAAGATAACCTGCCAGCAACAACAGAGTTCGATAACAAAGAGAAAGTAACTAAATCAGTTTCTTTCTTACCGATAGAAAAAGGTGATAGATTATTTTGGACATAACAATAGACTTGGATAAAGTCTGGAACGATGCGTGGAACGCTGAGATTGAAGACATAATAAAATATCAAGACCCAAATTTTGATACCAAAACTTTACGTCAATCATCACGCACAACTAAAGCAAACCCTGATGGGGAGAACGCTGAGTGGTGGTATGTTAATGGTCGTAAGTTCCTTGACTCTTGGATTGCTTGGCGTAAAGGTTCAGGTTGGAATATCTGGACAACACCTCAAGGTGTGCCAGCCATAGAGTTAATGATGGAGATTAAAACAGGTGGTGTTAATCTTAAAGGTGCAGTTGACCGTGTGTTCATTACACCTGAAAGAGAAATCATTGTTGTTGATTTGAAAACAGGTATGCGCACACCACAATCAGACCTGCAACTACAGGTGTATGCTTGTATGTTGGAACGTGCAACAGGAATTAGACCTGACTTTGGTGCATACTGGATGGCAAGACAAGGTGGAACCAGTACACCTGTTAGGTTAAATAAGTTTACATTAAAGAAATTAGATGAGATGGTTAGTCTCTTTCAGAAAGCGCGAGAGGATAACCTTTATCTACCTAATTTTGAGTCGTGTAAAATGTGCTCTGTACAAGAGTACTGTTATTGGGTAGACGGAGAAAAGTCTAGCCAGTTAGGAGAAATCAATGGCAACAAATGAAGCACTGTTTTCAGTTAGTATGAAAACAAAAAGTGGAACCATCCTCACCTTGCGTGCAGATGATTTCGAAACATTCTCTAAGAGTATCGCTGACGCAGTTGGTGGCAACATTAACTTAGTTGTCGGTGCATTAGAAGATATCGTTCACGGACAAGATGCTGTTGCTTACGCTGCGCAAGCGTTAGGTGCAACAAGTGTTGTGACTGAACCAAACATTGGCAACGGTCCTATTGCACCACCGTCAACAATTGGTTCATTCCCTGCACCTACCTGTCATCACGGTCCAAAGAAACATAAGAGTGGACAAGGTGCTAAAGGTCCTTGGCAAGCGTGGATGTGTCCATCTGCTAAAGGAACACCAGACCAATGTCAACCAATGTGGATTAAACGTGGCGAAGTTGGTTGGGTTGCGTAAGTGAGAACACTCACTAGAACAATCGGTAAAACTGAATCAGGTGGCGAACCATTGCCACCTGTGTTCAGGACGTTTGAACATTCCCAAATTGTTTTACGCCGAAGCGAAGTGAGTATGTTTGCTGGTGCCCCTGGTGCTGGTAAATCAACACTTGCTTTAGCGTTAGCAACTTGGATGAAAGTTCCTACCTTGTATGTATCAGCAGACACAGGTGCACACACAATGAGTATGCGTTTGTTCTCAATGCTTACAGGTAAGAGCCAAGATGAGGCAGAGAAACTTTTATCATCAGATGTTAAGTTCGCAAGGGAAGCAATCAACAAAGGTTCAAGCCATATCTTCTGGTCATTTGATGCAGCACCTTCCTTATCTGATTTAGATGAAGAAGTACTTTCATTTGAAGAAGTACACGGTGAGAACCCACACTTGATTGTGTTAGATAACCTTATCGATATCACTGATGGTGGTGGTGAAGAGTGGTCAAGTATGCGTCAGACTATGAAAGAGATAAAGTTTCTTGCACGAGATACTAACGCTGCCGTTCTTATCCTTCATCACACAAGTGAAGCATTTGATTCTAACCCTTGCCCACCAAGGGCTGCGATACAAGGTAAAGTTTCACAACTACCAGCATTGATTTGTACCATAGGTCAAACACCTAACGGTATGATGGGTGTTGCACCAGTAAAGAATCGTTACGGAAAAGCAAACGCATCAGGGAGTGAACCAGTTTATCTGTCATTCAACCCAGAGTTTATGTACCTTGCTGACCCAAGAGAATCTTTATGAGAAATATGGATGGCAGATGTTATATCTGTTCATCTATCTGGTACTGCACTTGCAATAACGAATCGAATATAGGTGAAGATGAGCAAGTCTAAACAAAAAGGTACTGCTGCAGAAACTGCTGTAGTTAAATACCTTAAAGCAAACGGTTTCCCTAAAGCAGAACGCCGTGCACTGCAAGGTAGTTTAGATAAAGGTGACATCTCAGGCATTGATGATGTGGTATTGGAAGTTAAAGACCACAAGAAGATGGAACTATCTGGTTGGGTTAAAGAGTTAGTAGTTGAAGTGGATAACGCTGACGCTGTAACAGGTGCAGTTATTCATAAGAAACGTGGAACATTAGATGTTGGCGAATGGTATGCAACAATGCCAGTGTATATGTTTCTAAGTTTGATAAGGGAACTTGATGTCTGATTCACCTATCGCAAAAGTGTTGATGCTTTATGGGGCTGTAAAGGTACCATCTGGCAGAGGATGGCGCAGTATGAAATGTCCTTTTCATTCTGACCGTCACGCCTCAGCAACAGTTAACACTGAGGTGAATGCGTTCTCCTGTTTTGCCTGTAGTATTAAGGGAGACATTTTTAAAATAATTATGGAACAAGAAGGGATTGGTTTTCGTGAAGCAAAATCAAGAGCAGAAGAAATTACTGGAACAAGCAACATCTCATTACCAAAAGTCAATCAACTTGGCAGAAGAGTATCTCGCCAAGAGGGGACTATCTCTGGAAGACGCAGAGAGGTTTCGTCTGGGGGTAGTGAACCAACCACTCGTAGGTCACGAAGCGTATCAGAACAGGCTAGCGATACCTTACATAACTAGAGCAGGTGTTGTTGATATTAGGTTCAGGGCAAAAGATTATTCTGAACCAAAGTATTTAGGTTTACCTGCATCTGTTACAAGACTTTACAATGTTGAAGCATACTTTCAAGCAACCGATTGGATATGTTTATGTGAAGGAGAAATAGATACCATCACACTTTCCAAACTAGGTTACCCTGCCCTTGGTATTCCTGGTGTAAAAAACATTAAGCCACATCATTACAAAATCTTGTCAGACTTTGACAGGATATATGTGTTCGCTGATGGTGACACAGCAGGTCGTGACTTCGCTAAAGACCTAGCAAGAAAAGTAGCAGGTGTTATACCTATCACCATTCCAGATGGTGAAGATGTTAACAGTTTGTTTATCAAGAACGCTAACGGTTTCGATTGGTTCAAACAGAAAGTGGCAGCCTAATGTATAACGAAGTAAGATTTGCTGAACTAACCTATGTGTACACAGATGGTTTAGCAGAGTTGTTAATTAAGAAACAAAAAGATTATGGACCAAAGAATATTTCTGATTCACCTGGTGGTCCACTTAATGGGTTACGTGTGAGAATGTTTGACAAACTTGCTCGCATCAATAACCCTAAGTGATATGCAAATACCATTGCATAATAAACCAGCAATCAATGCAGTAATAAAGTTTGTTAAAGACTACCAACCAGATGAACTCTTTTGTGTTGGTGATGAAGCAGATTGTTTAGCACCAGCACGTTGGTCTAAAGGATATGCTGCTGAACACAGCAACTTACAAAGAGACCTTGATGAAACCACATCTATTATGGGTAAGTTTCGTAAAGCAATAGGACATAAACCTTTTCATCTTATGAGAAGTAATCACGGCGATAGAATACAACGTTACATTGAACGTGATGCGCCAGCGTTAGCAACACTTAGAGATTTGAAGTATGAAAAACTTTTAGGTTATCGTGATTTAGAAATTGTTTACCATAATAAACTGTGGTCATTTGCACCTGGTTGGGTTATGGGTCACGGTGATGAAGGTGCAACCAGTCGTTACGCTGGTGGCACAGCAGTAGCATTAGCAAGAAAGATTGGTATGTCAGTAGTGTGTGGACATACACATAAGCAAGGAATCATCCATCACAACACATCATTCAATGGTAAACAAACATCAAGTTTGTATGGCTTTGAAGTTGGAAACATAATGGATTTGAAACAAGCAACCTACC